TTAACGACAGCCTCTGCGGCGCCGGCATCCCTGTCCGCCTGCCGGTTCTGAAGACCGATCAGAGCCCGAATGGCGTTGAAGAATGCGGCAACCGCAGAGATGATGGTGAGCATTACTGAACGGGCGGCTGTTCTTTGATGAGACCAGCGAAACCGTCGCGGATCATGTTCATCACGCCCTTGGCAGTAGCGAGAGCGCCGACGATGGCCAGAGCCGTGGTCTGGGAAAACAGCACGGTCCAGTCAAAGGCCCCCATTGCACCGATGACTGCAATGGCAATGTTCAGGATATTGTGGATCAGATTGGTGTTCATAGTCTCTCCTTTGGTTTACTTGAGAAGCGCGGCCCATGTGGCAGGGCCGCAGATGCCATCCGCAACCAATCCAGAGCGTTTCTGGAAGGCTTGCAGTGATGCCGTGGTCATTGGCCCGAACTCTCCGTCAGCCTCCACATAGGCGCCGTGAGCGGTCAGGCGGGCTTGCATGATGCGAACCTGCGGGCCCTTGTCGCCCTTCCGAAGTGTCGGTGGCGGCGGGGTGTAGGTATCCGCGGCGTCGGTGTCCGCCACTCCGTCGATATCCCAGCCCTGCGCGCTGTCGCCGCGAGCGTCAGGAACAACCGAGATGTGGCAGTGGTGGTCGTGCTTGTTCGCGCCAGTGTATTTGCGCCACACGCCAGGCTGCACCCCGGCAGGACCAGATCCGATGCGCCCGTTCGAAATGACGTACTTCAGCCGCTTGTCCTGCTCCTTGAGAAGCATGTCAGCGAAGGCGTAGGAGTCGAATCCGCCCTTTGGATCGTGCGTGATATCGATCGCACGCACCACGCCAGACGGGTCCGGGTTGTGGTCTGAGGCGCGGGAGGAGTGCCCGGCATCGCCAATGGAACCGTCGCTTTGCTTGCTGCGGTTGGGCCATTTTGCGTTGACATGGGCGCGCAAGGTTTCCAGTGACTTGGCTAGACGCCACGCCATCCTCATTTCTCCAATGTTTTGAATCAGTTACAACCGCAGAGATATTGCGGTGCGGAACTTCGATCTGTGTTAGGATTGCGCCATGTCTTCAGCAGAAACCCCGCCCGACCCGAACGAGCCCGAACCGACCTATGAAGAGGCGGCCGAGGCCGTTAAAGGCTGGCTATTTGCGGTGGGTTGCCTGACTGCGCTCGCTTTGACCGTGATCGGGTATGGGGAGGCGACGGGGCGAATTCACTTTTTCTAGGCGTTCACGCCTTTAATGAGCGCGAATTGAATGACGATGGCCTCGCCGAGCGAGCCGGCCGTGTTGTTCCGAACATTGATCGTTGCCGATCCTGCCGCACATTGCGCATTCAATGTGTAAGACCCGACAGTTCCGCCTGATATGTGGTTGAGAACAAGAACGTCAGTCGCGGCAATCAGGGTGTTGGTTAGCGTGAACGATACGATCGTTGCGGCGGCCAACGAGGCGTTGTTCATGGTGATTGCGCCGCATGACGTGCTCAGCGTCACCCCGGTTGATTTGCTGGTCGCCTGAGTAACGGTCCCGCCCGCGCCCGTGGAATAGCCCCAAGTCCCAGAGCTGATTGCCTGGCTTGCTGACCATGTGTTGGCGCCATCGAGATATGGGATTTTGTTGCCGCTCGTTCCTGTAAGGATGCCCGCAACGCTTGTGGTCAGCGTGGCGACATCAACACTGAACTCGTAGGCGATGCCGGTCTTTTCCAGTTCCAGCGGCGATTGAACCGTGACCAGCGCGGGAAACTGTGTGCGATGCTTGAGCTTGAATGCCATCAGTTTCCGTCCACTACAGAGATTGTTCCGATGATGATGTCAGACACGAAGTCATCGACCGTGACCTTCGCGCCGAGCCGATACGTTCCCGCACAAAGGCTGCTCAGGTCATCCACCTCGAATTGCCAGGAAAAGCCGGGGCCCGGGATCGAAACCAAGCCGTTGTCGATGCTTGCCGTGACGAGGGCCGTTGAACGCTCGCAAAGGTCGCGAATGGTCACGACGATATCGACGGTCAGGGCCGGGTCAGTGAGATCGGTTGTAGTGCCATCTGCTTCGTCCACCAGCTCGTAGACATCGCTTGCCCACGTTGCCTGGTTGGAGATTACAGCGACTTGGCCTTGGTACATGGTCAGAGCTTCATGTAGATGGTGATGAGCATCGAGGGCGTCATCGTCGTCATCGGCGTGCTTGATCCGCCCTGCGCTGCGCCGGTGAATGACGATGAAGCGGTGTATGCGGGGGTCGTGGCACCGACAGGAACGGTGACGCCGGCACCGTTGACGACAGTGCCCGAGGTCGTACCCGCAACGTAAGTGCCGCTCGGGGAAACGCTTGTCGAAATGCTACCAGATGGAGTGTAGGCCGGTAGGTTAGCCGTCACGATGGTTGTACGTGAACCTCCCGCCACTGAACCGAGCGCCGTAGCGCTGCCTAACGAGAACGTAACCCCCGTGAACACGCCGCGGGCAGATGTTCCCATGTCATCCAGAGCAGCCAGCGCAAGGCCGCGCCCATCTGGCAGCGCAATGTTCTTATTTGCTGTCCAGTCCGCATTAGCCGACGCGCCGCGGCCAGTTGAAACTGACAAGTTTGCGTCCGCCGTCCAAAGATACTCAAAGAGCGACTGGCAATCTGCATTGGCGCGTTCTGTCCCGCCCGACGAAGCCGAACCGATCGTGCGCCCGTTGGCTCGCACAAATCCGCTTAACGCGCCCGTGCCATACCGGCACTTCAGGTCTCCCGTAGCGAGGATGGTCGTGGCGTCCACCGAGGGTGCCGACCCCGAACCAGACGATGCGCCGACCACGAGAAGGTTATCCGCTGCCACCTGAACCACGCCCGCAGCGTCCGTCAGGCGGATCTTGATCTGACCATCAGCAAGGTAAAACGGCGGAACACGGCCTGCGGAGTCCAAAACGATGGGATTTGGCCACGGAATGGTAAGGGAAGAGTCCTGATAGGCGGACTGGGGGGTCGTAGTTCCGGCAGCGTAGAAATACAGAAGGCCCCCGTTCAAAGGGGCTCCCGTACTGTCGAATTGCTGTGATAGCGAAAGGGAAATTGAGCCGGCCATTGATACCCCAAAGAAAAACCCGCCGGTGAGGGCGGGTCATTGGAAGTTTTGATTTTGAGCGAGGGTTAGTCTCGGCCCCGATCTGCGAGATAGGCAAGCCGCGCCACTATCGCGCCAGCTCTTGCGGACTGAATTGGCGTGGTAGCGAGTTGGCGGAATAGTCGGGCGGCGTCGGGATTGGTTAGAATGTCGGCAATCTCACGGACGTTGCCGCCCATGCGCCATTGTTCGATGCGCTGATTGATCTTCGCCGGCAGTTTGATGCCGCCCGCAGCCACAGACGAAAGGGCCTCGGCAACCGTGCCGCCCCTCTTCAGTTCAGATTGAACTTCCTGGTTGAATGCAGTCTGCGAACCAATACGCTGACGCGAACCTTGCGCCTCCAGCACTTCCAGAAATCGGTTGAACCCTTGATATGCCTGTCCGCCCCGTAGCGCGGTTATTGACGCTTCGAGGTTGGCCGCCTGCTGTGGGTTGCCTCTAAGAACCGCGGCGAAACCAGCCCCGCCGAACTCGTTGGCCCCGCTCTGGAGGCGTTGCGTGGCCTCGTTGAACACGCTTTCAACGTGGGTGCGAACTAGTTGCCGTGCGGCGCCGGGGTTACGATGGGCAACCGCAGCGACAGCCTGCCCGATTTCCTGCTGACTATTCGGCAGCGGATTTTCGGGGAAGAGGACGCTAATCGCCTTCTTGGTCGGCAGATCGTTTTGGGCAAGCTTCCCGATTGGCCCCGCCATTAGCGGGTTTAGATATTGTTCGCGGAGCCGCGTCTGTTCAGCGAGCGCCTGCGCATACGCAGCCGACGATGTGGTCCCGGCGTTCGTGGCATTGGTGCCGGCAGTTCCGCGAAGGCTCGCAAGATAGCGTTCGGTCGCGTCAGCAACGGGCGTGACTTCGGAACGTGTGTTGAGCAGTTTTTTGACCTGATCGACAACCGTCACCGCGTTGTCGGGTAGATGCGCTAATTCCGGCCCAATTTCGGGATGATTTCGGATTGTCTGCAGGGCGTTGTCGTAGCGCGGATCTTGCGCCAAACGTTGGTATTGAGCCGTTGGTACACGGTCCAGTTCGGCCGCCTGATAAAGCGGGCGCGTCTGGTTGTTGATGGCTCCGCGAACGTCGTCAACAAGTCCTGTGGCGGCCTCACCAACCGCCGGCCCAATGCTGGACGGGTCAGGAGAGACCGGACCAATCCGCCCGAACTGCGTTCTAGCTGCATCTTCGACCTGACCGGGACGGGCCGCCATAAACGGCCGCAGTTCGCCCGAGCCCTCCACAACCCGTTGCAGGTTGCCGAGGTTGGTTGCGCCGCCCGTGACGTACTGCACGGCCTCGGCTCGCGTAATCGGAACACCCATTTGCTGGGCACGCTGAAATAGTTCTTCCGCCTGATCGATCTGCGCCTGATCAGCGCCCCTTGTAGCCCGCGAGACGGCGGCACCAGCGGCGTTTGGTGCGGTCGCCCAATGTCCGGTAACCCCCGCCAGAACGGCCGCCCCGCCCCTTGCCCAGGGCTCGTAGGCCGAGCCCTCAATGCCCGGTATGTTCCCGGCGCCCTCTGAGGCAAGACCAGGGGCGACACCAAGGGCCAGGGCGTTGCGCGCCACGTTGCCGGGGCCAAGCACCGCGGCCGGCACAAATTCGGCGGCTGATTGGGCATATTTACCGGGCGTCGTGGTTGGGTCGTGCTTGAGTGGAGACCCCGCATGGGCGGCCTGAGATCCCCATTTCCGCACTGCATCCCTCGAAATTAGCGCGTTTTTGTCGCTTTCGGCCTCTACTTCTTCGACGGGGCGACCTTGAACCTTTGACCGACCGTAATTGACTAAGTAATTGATCCCTAAGGCCGCGTCAGCGGGAAGGCCAGCCAGCCCAGCAACGCCCTTATCCAAGCCGGAGACGATGGATTGCCCGATATCCTTGGCGTAACGGCCCGCCGTCTCCGCGCCCGTTTCAAACTCCTCGAATGTCAGCGCGTTAGACTTAACGGGCTTCGACGTGTTAATAACGACACGCGGGCGGCCGCTTTCCCCGACGGGAACGCCCCCCGGCGTCATCTTCAGTTCGTCATCGAAGGTTAATACACCCATGAGGCGATTGTTTCTCTGTTCAATTCAAGCCGCGACAATCGTCGCCGCGATTTGGATGGAATGGGACATGAGCCAGCAGGCCCATCCAGACAGGATGGCCGGGCTAATGGTCGCCGCTGGCGTTCTCTTCGCACTCATTTTTACGCTGATATTCCTGATGGTTGAGCAGGCCATCAATGGATTAAAGACCCGACGTATCAAGCCCGGCGTCCCGGACCTTCTTGATAATCGCGTCCCGCGCCGCAGGGTTCTTGGCAATAGCCGCCTTCGCATTGGCAAGTGACTGGTCAATCTCAACCTTGGTGGATGGCACGATGCGAGCGCCGTTGTCCTGCGGCGCAGATGCCGGGGCTGCGCCACCCTTGAGCGCTTGCCCATAAATCTCGGGGTTGGCCTTGCGCCATTCAACAAAGCCCCTCATCGGGTCGGGAAGATCCCGCAACGCTTTCTCAGCCTGTACCCGCGTGATTTCCCTAGTCGCAAGCCGAGATGCGATCTCGCCGCGCGCCATGTCGTCGCGTGTTAGGGCCTCCATCGTGTTCAGGCCCATTTCGCGAGCCGCTGGGTTCTGCGAGAGAGGCGGCAATGACTTCAGGAAGCCCTTGAACTCAATGTCTGAGGTCGAGCCAGAGCCCGGCGCCCGCTGTTGCGGCGCTATGCGTTGAATGACTTGGCTATAAGCCTGAATGTCGGAGAGGCCGGCGACGTTGATCCCGAGCGCTTCTGCGTAAGGACCGATTGCCTCCTTGATGTTAGCAGCCGCGCCCTGCGAACCGATACGCTGGTGGATTTCGCGCATGGTATTGATGTCAACCAGCTTGCGTTCGGCGGCTTGGCCTTCTTCAATATATCCGTTCCACCGCTTGGCCTGCCCTTTGTCGAGTTCCTTATCGAACTCCTTTTCCCCACCGACGTTGACGGTTGTCCCCTTAGCCTTCGCCAATTCCATCTCAACGCGAAGCAACTCCGGGTTATCCTTGAACGCCTCCAGGAGTTGGATGCGCTCGGGCTTCTTGGAGTTCTTGAACGCCTCAGTCAGCAGCAGCTTGGCCGTTTCCTTTTGGCCTGCGGGGAGGTTCGGGTTTGACAGAGCGCCAATCAACGCGGGGACGTGCTGGGCTCCGACTTGCCCGGCCTGAGCCGTTACGGCTGGAGCCTGGGCCTGCGGTGCTGCCCTTGACGGGGCTCCTACAGGTCCGGCGGGCCACTCAGCATTATCAAGGGGCGATGGTGAACCCAGCGCGGCAAGCGTCATGGGCTTTGCTGAGGGCTCGTATAAGCCCGCATTTTCTGCCTCTTGACCGCCCCAGACCCTAGACGAAGCCTGAACCGGCGCGCGAGGTGCCGCTGATGGAGGCGCGGCGCCGGGGACGGGCATCGAGTTGGGCATCGATGACGCCGGAGCAGGCTGCGCCCCGAACATGCCGCCAACGCCCTTGTTGAAGTCCGCGCTGGCCTGCTGCTCTAGCCCCTGCTTCTTCTGGGCCTCCGCAAGCGCAAGGAATTGCAGCGTGTGTGTGATGTCGCCCATGTTGGCGGTCTGTGACGCCGCCTGCCTATAATCGAGCGTCCCATCAGCCAATCCCCTGCCGAGATCGGATAGCTGCTGCCGCTTCTGCCCCTCGCGATAGACGTTGCCAAGCTGGCCCAGCGACGAGAAGTTGATCTGCGGGACGGTCAGTTCACTAGCCATTTACTTGCCCCCAAGCAACGACGTTCCGCCGCCCGAAGCCAGCGCACTCAATCCGTTAAGACCGAAATTCCAGAGGTTGCTGGACCCCTGCATCGCGGCATTCGCGGCCTGCGTGTTCTGGCTCGCAATGCCGTTCGTGGTGTTCGTGCCGAGGTTAGCAATCGAGTTCGCCGTGCCCTGAAAAACCGGGACCTTTCCAGCCTCTGCCGCAGCCTGCCCGCCAACCGCCTGAAACTCGGGAGCGACAAGCCCGGCAAGCCTGTCCTGCCAGCCGCCGTATTCCTGATTGGCCATGTTGCCGGCGCGGTCGGACAGAGCCGCCAGCGTATTGCCGCCGTATGAACCACCCCTTGCAGCCGCGCTGCGGTTGATCCCGTCAAGCGATTGGTCAACCGCCCACTGATAGCCGGGGCCCGCCTGGAACGCCTCAGTGGCCCGCGTATTGCCGTCAGCACCGTTTACACCAAGGCTATCCAGAAAGAGGTTCGTGCCCTGGCCGTACTTTGCCGACAACGGCGCATACATGCTTCCGGCCCTATCGAGCGAAGCAAGCGAGCCTGCCTGACCTTCCTTGAGGGTGTTCGTTCCCTCGGCCTTGTTGGCCTGGAGAAGGCGTGAGTTCTCCTCCGCGGCCTTCTTTGCAGAACCGCCCGTGAAAATGTCCAGGATACCGATGACAGCCTCCTATTAAGCCACGCGAAGAAACTGACCATGCAGTTCCTCCGCAGCCTTGAGACGCGCAGCGATGGCGTCCAGTTCGTTCAGCCGCTCCAACGAAGGAAGCGGCTTGATGTCAGAGCGCTTGCCCATCTAAATACCTGTCTTGATGCCGAAGAGATGGCCGTAAACAATGGCCGGCCCACCCGAGAAGTTGGCCACAACAACAGAATTGATCGTGGCCGATCCCGAGAGGGTGTATGGCTTGAGCCCCAAGGGGAAAATCCAGCCGTTCGGGTCGTTGCTGGTAAGATGAAGGGCCGTGGTCGCACCACTAGCCGGCGATGTCTGAATCGTTGTCGTTCCGTTGCCGTGATCGGCGTGCATGTGGGTGAAAGTCGGGGTTGTCGCACCACGCCGGAAAACGCCACAAGTCCCGCCAACCAGCCAACTCCCCGCCGTCAGGTTGATGCTGTTCCAGACCAGATCAACATTGTCCGTTATCGCCACATCGTCGGCAATCGTGACGGTGTTTGAAACTATGTTAAGGAGCGTGGTCGGCTCCCACAGTCCCGTGGTGGAATTGTAAATCAGGATTTGACCGTTGGTCGGGGCCGTGATGCTGATGGCCGTGGTAGTGCTGCGGCGGTCCAAATCCTTCAGGTACTCTCGCCACGGTGCCGTCAGCTTGCCTGTACTGTCCAGTACCGCCGCGTCGAGGTCGGGAATTGTCTTGCGGGTTCTCATGCCGAGCGAAGCTCGCTAGACATCTTCCCGCCCATCAAACCGAAATGGACCGGATCAGACATCGTGACCTTCCAGATGCGCCCCTGCGATCCCGTCGTGCCGCACTGATTGACGCGGATACGGGTCAAGCCCCGAGACTGCCGGCCGAGCTTGCGCTGTCTTGGCGTTGAATAGGTCTGCCCGCCATCGTCGGACCATGAAATTTCAACCGTTGGATCAGTCGCGATCGGGTCAGTCCCGGAAGCATCGCCCACACCCACCGCAAAATCGAACCAGGCAGACGCGACACGTACCCGCGCTGGGAACTTCTCAACCGGAGTGGACTGGACCTCGCAAACCAGAGGGCTCGCAATCTCTAACTGAACGTCCGTGATCTGCTGAATGTTGCCCGTCTCGGTATCGCCACACAGCCACTTGGAGAAGGCGTAATAGGTGTTCGTGATACGGCTGCGGGTGCCAAGATATTTCCGGCGCTCGTGCCATTTCTGGTTATTGAGGTTGTAAACCCACGTCCAGGTCGTAGATGAAATTTCAATGAAGGCGTGACCGCGCGAGATGTAGGAGCACATCTCAAGCTCGGTCTTGTCCTCCACGTCCTCGATCAAGCCGTCGAGGTCTGGGGTTGATATCTTCTCGAAGCTGTAGCCGTTCAACTGGCGAACCGTGTTGTCGCCCGAAATGATGAACACGCCCTTGGAGAAGCTGTCCTCAAATCCCGTGATGCAGTACGGCCCGGCAATCCCAACCGGGATCACTTCCGTTCTCGCAAAGGGAAACGGCGAGAGCCCCTGATCCGTCCACAGTTCGATCGTCTGCGGGCCGCACAATAGCAGTCTGTTACCCCAGACAACGCCACGGGTCAGGCCGTCAGGCTTGGCCTCAGCCTTGCCGAACGACAGCGCGTTGACCGTGACGGCGTTCAGGTCGGTAGCGAAGCAGCGCCCGTCACCTATGGTGAAAACGAGGTATCCGTCGATCGAGCAGACGGAATTGGCGGATGGGAGGTCGGCGTCAAAACCGCTTGTGGTAGCGGACGGAGTGAAGGTGTAGATGTTCCCATCAGGATCAACAAATACCTTGTCAGGCGTTGCCGCGTTGTTGCGCGCAAAGAAGCCCTTCTTTGTGCCGTTGAGTGTGCCAACATTCGTAGACGCTCCGCCGGATGAAGAAAACTTCTCAAGCTGCCCGCTAAAGGCAGCATACAGCGTGCCGTCCACTTCGATCATGCCGCGGCAGCCGGTGCGTGCCGTCGTGCCGAAGTTCGTCAAGCCCGGGGAGCGATGCCGGACAGCAATATCCCGTCCGCCCTCCCCGGTCGGCTCCGCATAGCAATTGATGAGCCTGCCAGCGCCCTCCGATGCCCTCAAGCCTGGGTAGGATGAGGTTGGGAAGGCGATCTCCTCAAGGGCCATTAGAAATAGGAGCCCTTCATCACTTCATAGGTCGGTCGCGTCGAGGTGATGCGCTGTAACGTCGCTTCATCTCGCATCTTGGCCTCGTCATTCACGGGAGAGCCGAAGTCCGGCCCAGCCATGTTCCCCAAGAGGTTAGCCAGGGGGATGAAATACGCCACGGGGATAGCTTCGGAGTCGTCAATGTAGATAATCTCGTCTGCCGAGAGTTGGGCAATCAGCGGATCAACCAGATTATCCATCGTGTTGTAGTCTTCAGTGCTCGGCGCCTCGCCCGGCTCAAGCGCACCAATAGCGGCAAGCGCCCGGTGGATGAGTTGGGTTCTGGTTTTGATGGTATCGACCATGCCAAGCCCTCAAAAGAGAAGGGGCACCCTCGAAAGGATGCCCCGTAGTCGTTAGCGCGGATACTGCGTGACGTAGTTCACGATCACATAAGCCTCGCCAGCCGTCGCGTCGGCCGCACCCTGTGCCGGGGCACAAGTGACCGTCGTTTCAACCGTCTGCATGATGTTGGTCGTGGCGGCGAGTTCATCGAGAACAATGAACCCGACAGCGGACAGCGTTAGGTCGGTCGCGTAGGCGTCCGGATCGGTCGTGGCGCCAATGAAGCCAACATCGAGGACTTCGGTGCTGGAGCTATTGAACGCCGTAACGACGTGAACGCCGCCGCCGATGACGTGGGAATAGGCCGGCATCTTGCCGACCACAACCGTACCTGCGAAGTCAGCAAACGTGATCTTCTTGACCATCGTCTGCACGACCCCGTAGCCGATCTCCCGAGCGGCTACGGTCGAGTTGAGTGAGGTAGTCATGACATCAGTTCCTTTCTATCAATCTGTGGCGCTGGCGAAGAAGCCTGTGCACATGCCCCATTGCTTCAGATCGGAGCTGGCGCCGTGCTTCTTGAAGATTTTTGAAACGCCATAGGCCATTTCGATGCCGGTGCCGGTGACGAAGCCGTAATCATCTTCCTTGCGGAAGGTGGGCTTTGCCATCTGACCCCAAGCCATCGTCGCCGCCTGCTGGCCGCAGAGGAACACGGGCTCAACACGAGCCGACGAAGCGCCGGCAGTCTTGAGCGTGGTCCAGACGTCGGTAACGAAGTTGGAGATTTCCGGAACCTGACGGATGATGATGCCGTCATACATCTGGTCGCCGTCCTGAAACAGCGGGTTCTTGTTCGGGCCGTTGTTTTCACGCGGGCGCGCGTCCTTGTTGATCGTCTCCAGCGAAATCTTCAGATCGCGGAAGGTGTTCAGGCCGGCGAAGCAAACGAAATGCTCGTAGCCACCTTCAACCGTGAACGGACGGATCTTCGGGCTGGCACCCAACGCAAGACGCTTCAGAGTGGCGAGGTTCGCCGCAGTGAACTTGTCGTTGGTGGTGTCAACGTTCGCCAGCGCAGTTGCGTGGGTCGCGTTGTAGTTCGATACCGCGGCGCCGTAGAGAATGCGATCCGAGTTGGAAGCGTTCCAGGTGTTGCGCTGCGCAGCGGTAGCCAGATCGTACTGGATGCCGTTGACACGGACGCCGGACGAAGGCTGCGACTCCGAAGGCAGGGCCATCAGGGCGGCAATCAGTTCGTCGCGCTGAAGTTCCTTACCCCAATCAGACAGCAGCGGCTTTGCTTCGCCGAAGATGTCCGCCGAGTCCTTCTGGCTTTCCGCCTTGTTGGTGACGACAGCGTGGCGAGCCCATTCGAGCCAGACGCGCATTCCGTAGTTGTCGATCACCTCCTCGTTGCCGACCAGCGTACCGGTCGAAACGCCCGCGCCGGTCAGACGAGAGACCAGCGGGATATTCATCTGCTCGCCGCCCGACTTGAGTTCGTTGCGGATGCGGATGATGGAGTTGAGCGAAGTGCCCATGTAGGGCGAAAAGAGATTGCCACGAACGTATTCGCGGTTGATCTCCTGGGTATACTTGACCAACTTGTTGTTGGCCTGAACGGTGGTAACAGCCATTTTAACCTTTCCGCGCTGTCAACCGCCCAAAGAAAAAGCCGCCCGAAGGCGGCCTGTTTTCGTTATGCGGCAGGTGTCAGCTCATTGCGTGTGCGAATAGTGATTGATCGCTCATGTCGCCCACGTCATCGGACGCGGAGTGAGATGAGGGCACCCGGCCGAGAGACGGCGGGAGCTTGATTTGATTGGGTGCCTGGGGATTGGCCCGAACACCGGACTGGATTCTCTGCAACTGTGCTGACGCGAACTGCGGATCGGCCAAACGCTTCTCCAGTTCTTTCTCGAACCAGGCGTTGGGGTCGTTGCCGATCTTGGTGTAGACTTCCCGTTGCTGATGCGCCTTCAGGATTTCCCCATAGGGGTCCATCGATTGCATCGCGCGCTGATAGACGGCAGCCACTTCGGGATCGCGGGATTGCATCCCCTGGGCTACCCAGTCATACGCAGCCTTGACCTTCTCGGGCCCGTGTTCCTTCTCGGCCCACTTCTTTGAGTATTCCTCACGAAGCTGGGTGATCTCGGAACGGATGGGGTCTACATGCTGCCGAACGCCGTATTCCAGGAACTTGTTAGGGTCCTCGAACACGTCTGGAGCCGGCTTTGGCTCTTCCTTCGGTAGCCTTGCTTGCAGTTCAGCTATCTGGCGCTGCCATTGAGCCTGGGATTCCTGGAAACGACGCTCAGTCGCTTCCCGCTCTTCCCGCATCTCTCGCAAGCGCCACGACGGAACATAAGCCTCTTCCTTTGCCTGCGGCTCGGGCTGGGCTTCCGCAACGGGCTCGGGCTCCTTGGGAGCAAACCGGCCGTGTTCGTCACGGGGTTGTCCGTCAATTACCGGCTGTTCGGCTACGGTTTCATCCGCCGCAGCCTCGACAATCGGTTCATCACTCAGTGCAGATTCAAACAGTTCCTGGTCGTTGGTGTCCATGTTTCCTCAGTGACCGTATCGTGGTCGGACGAGTGCCGACATATCGCTGTCAGCGTGCGGTGCCCTTTGTCGTGCAGGCGAACGATTGGTTAGGTGTTCGTGATGGCCGATATGTAGCGATCGCCAGCCGAAACACCCATGAAGATGATCTGATCCGCCGGAACGCGGAAATGGCTCGTAGTCGCGTCAATCGCGGCTGTTCCGACAGCATAGGAAAAGATGCCGTCAGCCGTCACACCGATGTACTTGGTCTGCGCATTGAACGCGGCGGACCTGCCCGGCGTGCCGGTAAACGATACCTTTTGCGTCGCGATCGCCGGCTCTGGGGCAATCATGGCCTGCCCGCCCGACATGTGCGGCAACGTGGCGTATTCGGCAATGTAGAGGTTAGCCATTATGCTTTAGCCTTCTGTTTCGCGGCGATCTTGCGATCTTCCTGCTTGTCCTTTGCGCCCTGCTTGAAGTTGGCGCGGTCCATCTGTGCCTGGTGTTGGAAGTTCTGCCGCTTCAGTTCTGCCTCTTCGGCCGCCTTCTGCGGCGCAAGCTGGGCTTCAACCGTCGCCTTGTAGGCCGCGGCGTCCTTCTGCTTGGCTGAAGCGTGACGCTCGACAATCTCAGCGACTGCCTGTGCGATCTGAACTTCCATCGGCAACTCTTCCGGCTGCGGCTGCTGTGGCGCGCCCATCTCAGGCGTTGCAGCTTCCTGGGCCTTCGCCATGTTCAGCGCGACCTTGGACTTGGTTTCGTCCACCTTCGCGGCTTCACCCGCCAACTGGATTTGCTTTGCCTGCTCTGCCATCGGATCAGGCCGGCTCGATGCGTCGCGGAATTTCTTCTTGGACGAAGCCGGCAGCGCCGAGTTGTCCATCAGGATTTCAACCGCGGCCGAGGCAATCGGCGGACTCAGCATCGGGCCAATCGTCGGCAGAACATTCGATAGCGTCTCGTAAACGTCCTGCTGCGCGTTGATCGTATCCGGGCCTTCATCCATGATGATATCGACATCAAGCGAACCGATCGCGTTGACCATCGTCGGGAAGCCGTCAGGCCCCACGCCAGTCCCGTTGATCTGGATGAACTGCGCGACCTCTTGATCGTCCGTCACGCGAATCCAGCGCTCGGACTGCCAATGCGTCTGCGCAGCCGAGAACAGCGCGCGATAGACACGGATCTTCCAGCCCCGATACCCCAGAATATACGGCCCCAGTTCGGCCATTCCAGCCTGCTGAAGCAATTGGATAGCCCGGCCCGACTGGTTGGTCAGGTCGCCAATGAGAGCAGGGTTAGGCCCGAAATTGTCTAGCTCGGCCTTATCCTCTTCCAGAAGCTTCGCCCAACCAGCAAAATCAAAGGTACGATCATCGGCCTTGATGCTTTCGTTGACGTTGCCGTTGACCAGCACCACGCCGTCATCCCGAGCCCATTCGGCCCTGGCCTTCTCGATGTCCTGAACGCTGCCCTGGCTCATGATAAGCCGGCGAGAGGCCAGAATATGGTTCAGCTTGGAGTGCTTGAAGTTGAACGAGTCTTGCGAGGACTTCATGTGCCGCACGAAGCCATAACGGTCGCCGTCATGGTCAACGTTGCAAGAGAACATGATGTACTTGCAGGCCGCCTTGCCCTTCTCATCCTTGAGATAGGATTTGTCTTCCATCAGGATCACAGACCCCGTGAAGATCGCATAGCACCAGCCGCCGTTGTGCCGATACCAGAGGTCAATCAGCCGAACGAGCTTCTTTGCCCCATCGAATGAGAACCACTTCTGCTCACGGTCAGGGTTGGAACTAAGTTCGCTTCCATCCTCGGCAAGCCCACTGATTTCGCCCGCCTTGTCGGGGAACATCTCCTTGGCGGTCTCAATCTCGACCCACTTGCCTTGCCCCATATAGCCGGCATCGGAGAAGTCGCCACGATATGAACGGGGATCGTAGAAGAACGAGTCCGGCTCTACGATGTCAAAGCCAACGTCAGGGTCGCCGTGGTCGCCCGGCTCAATCAGGATTTCAATGCCGCCAAAGCCGTCCACAGCGCAATCGCGCCCGCATTCAGGGTCCTTGGCTTCCCACTCCTGGGCATCCAGCAGATAGCGGATAACCGCGGTGGCAAGCTCGGCGCCCTGCTCTCCCTCCTTGGTGCGGGGGAATGCCTTCGGGTCTTGCTTCAGACGCCCAAGCAGCCCCACAGTTCCATCAATCTTGCGGGCGATGCGGTTCTTCGTGGACGGCGGCTGCCGGCGCTTCTTGAGCACCTTGAGCTGTTCGTTCGTCCACTGTGCGCCGTGGTAATAGCGCCGCGCGTCCTTTTGCTCTTTGATTTCCTCGGTTTTGTTGCCGAGGTAATCGAGATACGCCTTCTTGCATCGGGACAGCGGCCAATAGCTCTCGCCCTTGCTGTCCGCGCCGCCACCTGAGAAGGATGTCGATCCGCCGACAGCGTAGCCGGTGTCCATGGTCACGCAGCCCGCGCGTATTCGCCAAAGTGGCGTTTTGCTGCAACCATATATGCGTCACGCATGCGCATCAAGCATCAATTTGCAATCCAGTCATTGTCAGCGGTTTCCGAATCATATGTGCGATATCCCGAGGGGTTCTTGACCGCCTCGGGCTCAATAACCTTTGCCCAAGGCCGCGACATGCAGGCATAGCGCCAGTCGTCCGCAGCATGGTCTTCCATGTCCGTATCCAGGTCTTCCGGCTTGGCTTCATCGTGCTGCAGCGCCGGTATCGTTCGAATGCTGTCAACACACGTCGAGAAGCAGACAATCATTGGATTGCCGTCACCATCCCCGACCAAGCGAGACCGCATCTGATCCCAGCCGCCCAAGGCGCCCTTGCCCGGAACGCGCTTATTGTCTGCCCGTCGAAACGCAATCTTGTTGCCCGAACCGCGCATGACCCGCTCGTGGATCGATGGCCCGCCGTCCTCAGTAAACGCAGACGGGTCTAGAACGCCGTAGGACAGCGTTGGGTCGGTTTTCTCACGATCCCATATGCCTTCGCCCACTTGCTCGGCAGTGAGCTTGAGGCCCGTGTTAGGCTTGCTGGCGCCGTACCATTCCCGATACCGGACAAGACAGCCGCGCGGCAGCGTCACACCCTCCTCAGTCGTGTACTCATCGTCAACGATGGCCCACCAGCCGAACGAGAACGGACTAGCCGAACCCCAGTCGCCAGACCGGAACCGCGTCCACGCCTTGGGAACGCCAAACGGCCTGACAACGTGGCGCCTCATATCCCAGCAATCGAAGAACGCGCCGTCGATTACCGACCAATCCCCCTCAAGCCACGCCTTTACCAGTTGTTCCGAGCCCGATGCCTTGAGCTGCTGGACGTAGCTGTCGCCCAGGTATTTGTTATCGTGAACCCGGCTCGGGATATAAACCCGCTCAAGCCCACTCAGTGCATCCTTGATGATGCTGAATCCCATTGGAGCAGGATCAATATATCTAGCACGCACCCATTGATGACCGGGGCCGCCCGGATTGCCGGTAGCCCTAAATCCAACAGGCACTCCCGCTCCGCTGCGGAGAGTTGCCATGAGCTTGAGGATTGGCTTTTCGCTTGGGAAGTTGCCAATTTCCTCAACGTAGAGCCGCGTGTAACTGTGGCCTTGATACGCCTCGGCATCCGCGTCCCTCTCAAGGTAAGCGAACCGGAGCCTGGCCCCGTCAGGCGCCCGCCACATTTTATCCTGCTCGTGGTACGTCCAGCCGAGCGGCGTATAAATTGCCTTGGACCGCTCGATCGTCTCGATCAGTTCCGTCCGTTGCCGGCGGAGCATCAGCCCAATGGCGTCTTTGCCGTATGCGTCAGCATGCTCGAGGAAATCACCAAGAACGCCGTCAGTCTTGCCGCCGCCGCGCGCCCCGCCGAAGAACACCTCGAACACGGGGCAACTGATTAACGCGCTTTGCGGTCCTTCTTGCGCTTCCCAGGCTATTGAATAGTCGGCTGCGTCGAGTGCTGCTTCTGCCATTCGTTTGTGGTCTTGGCTTTCTGAGGCAAGCGGGCGACGTAGCGGTGAACAACCTCGGTTTTGTTCTCGGATGCGCTCAAATCAGGCAAAACCTTCTTCAAAAGGATGCCAGCCGCTGTTACCTGTGCGGGTTCTAGCGTAATTGTTCCCTCTACAAAGGAAATCAAACGGTTAGTAATTTGGCTTGCCTGGATTTTCTCGCGGGTTTTGTCTTCCCAATCCATGCCCAAAACTGAACCGCCGCGCTGTTTGCGCTTTGCCCGATCCGCGCCCATCAATCCAAATCCGGCCCGAAGTTCTGCTTCTGGTAGACGACGCGCTCAACGTACCAGGCCGCGCATTCGGCGATCGGCCTTGGGTCATTAATGATCTCTTGATCGAACCTTAGTTTCTCGCGCCAATAGCGACGAGTTGATTCCAACGTGCTGTCCAGCAGGCCCATGTCACCAGATTCAGCCACAGGGATACCCATGGAAGCCCGTCCAGTCGATATCAGCCGGCGCCTCGACTGGCTTGGCGTCCTCGATCGTTGGCGTGTTGATGCGCTCAAGCTTGGCCGCTTCCAGTTCCTTCAGGCCCTTGGCGATCTCTGCGTATTCGTCAGCGCGGTATCGCGTGCTCATGCCGGGCCCCCGTTCGTAAAGCTGGAGAAGTCTTGCAAAACCTCACTCACTTCCTTGTCGATCTTGGCCTCGGCGTTGCTTACCGCCTCATCGATTTTGACCGCCGCAGCCTCGCCAGCCGCGACAATCTTGGCGCCGCCCGCGGTCTGCTTGTCTATCAAGCGCTGCCGTAGCGCCTCCATTTGGGCCTTAAAGGCCCCTGATTGCAGTCCGGTAATGCTCATGGCTGGTTTCTCTTCGATGCCCCTGATCCTGGCGATCTCTGCCCCGATCTGCTCGTCGGTGGCGTTGGACCCTATCGTGATCTCTTGGCCTTCCAAATTGATGATCTGGAAATAGCCCTCTTGCCTTACAGTCAAATCCGGGGCGTTGAACTTGATCCTTAGATCAGATTGCTTGCCCACTCTGTGCTTCCAGTTCTGATAGGCTAATGCTCGTTTGAGTTCGTCCTCAAGCTCGTCAAGAACGGATAACACTCACGCGGGGTCTTTCTCGGGTGCCCAATACGGGATGCCGTCGATGCCCGCGCCGAAACTCAGCTCACTCGGGCTCGTGTCGATTTGACTCAGGATCTCCGCTGCCTGCTTCTCCAAGGGCTTCCGGTTAGGGTTGGGCCTCGGTATGACCTGGACAACTTCGCCCATTACGCAGCCGTCTTGCCTTCGACGCCGCGCGCCATACGCGCACGGGTGCGGTGCAGAAGCCAATGCTGAGCTTCCTCCAGCTTAGTCAGCGCCAAGGCATTCTCACGGCACGAAAACGGGCCAGCCTGAAATGCGCGCAACCGATCGATCACGACCGCAAGCAATGATTCTTGCGTCAGTCCATTGACGCCGTTCTCGCCTATCGGGCCGTTCTGGAAGTGCAGGACAACGCCGTACTGCCTATCGTATTCGGCCGGCCCCTTGATCCGATATTCGTGGTTCGCGCCACCTGCGCCGGGCGCATCAAGCACCTCGATTTCGAGCAGATCATTGGCCGGATTGACTTTGTGGGTATTGATCGAACGCATAGCAGGCTCCTTTTGAGCAAGTTTGATGCCTGAATCCGTCAGGCGCGGATGTGTATCAACCGAGTAGACCGTCATTCCCAAAGATCAGGAATTTGGGGCGGGGACCAGGATTTGCACCTGAGCACTGGTCGGTGACTAGCCGACCCCTTGCAGTCCTCCGGTAAGTCAATCCGGCAACCGCTATGTCCGGGGCATAAGCCCCGCGCTCTGCTACTGAGCTACCGCCGCCATAATCAGTCAAAACACAAAGGGCCGCCCCTTTCGAGACGACCCTGAGATGGTTAGAGCGATAGGTTATGCCGAGCAATTGCCCCGCACAACTCTACAAAACTCGATTGAGGCAACGAGCCCTTCATCAGATTGACCGCCTGGGCCACGATCTGAATGTTGCCGATCGTGTAGTTGCCGTGGCTGTCTATTCGGTCAACGCTAGGGCGCAATTGAGCCCGGTTATCTCGCCCCGCCTTACCCTTGACCTTCCAATCCAACGCCAAACCCGATACCGCGCATAGACCATGCTGCGCGAGATACAGGTTAACGAGATCCTCGGAATCGATCGCAACGAGCAAGTGCCGCGTATAAGCGCCCGTTCTTAGGCCAGACATGTACAGCAGCCAGAACCGCTCCAACTCCTCGGAGTAAAGCTGGCTGTCCCTCCATGCCAAACGCAGCTTTGCACGGCACCCACGACAATGATCGTGGTAAACGAAAACATCTTGGCGCCTGTTGCGCGCTATCGCCGTAAATTCTTCGGACGCTGGGAACGATTGTTCGCAGCGAGTGCAGGTGCGCTTTTCCCAGTATTTTCGGCCACCCCGGCCCGCGCGGACAACGTCAACGCGCGAATCACTCGCGACCTTGGGAGGAATACCAGATTTTGCCTGCGTGTCAATGGCGGATACCATTAGCGGGCCCTCTTTGAGACAAAGCCATATTCCCTGGCAAGGGTCTCCAAACCGATGCGGAACAACCACGCCACATGCTCCGCGTCCTTCGGTGTCGGATATCCAAGCTCTGCCGCCACCTGCCCGGGGAAAAGGTTGCCACAAAGAACCCTGCGCAGGACATGCTCGGTCTGCATTCCCAATACGGGGGTAAGCCGGGCCAAAGTCGCGACGGCTTTGCGCTGGGCGTCCGTGATCGGCTCTGGCAGGCATCCACCATCAACAAACTCCTTCGACGGATCGATTGCCCGGGGGCCGCGTTCAGCCCTTTCCCAATCCAGGCGATATTGCTTCCCGGCCTCATACTGGGCTTGGTCGATCTGGTCTCTCGCGTGCAGCCGAGCAAGCGGATCGTCGCGCAATGACCGGACCACAACGATTTTCGCCCCCTTCTCCCAAGGGTCGTCCACTTCCATCGGGGTGAGGTAGTTCTCTACGCCTCGGTTGGATTCCCCTGCCCGTCGATCATGCGCTTTGCTCGGATCGTAGGGTGTTCGCTTTCTCGCTCGTGCCACTGTTTATGCCCCTTCGTGATGCTGTTGGACGCGGTTACTTGTGAACCAGCCGCGCCACATCGAGCGCACGCTTAAAATCGTTGATGTCTACCCAGCTCTTTTCAGCCATGTGGCCGGCCCAACCACCTTCGCCCATGTCTTGGGCCAGATCCTGCGCCCGGATGATGTAGTCGCCGTCGCGCTGCTCAATACCGTCGTCCGTAACGATCCATTGCGTCCCGGTGTAGTGGGTGGCCATGTCGGCTCCTATTGGCTAAAGATTTCGAGTTCGGGGATGTAGGACAGAATCGTATCACCGCGCCGGCCGGTCTGCCGATATCGGACCTTGCCAACCTTGATGGTCGTCATCTCGTTCGCGTAATCACGGTGAACCATTACGCCAAGGTCGGCTTTATTGACCCAGTGGGCACTATCCGCCGCATCATACATAGAAAGCTCGTTAGACGCCGCCTTGAGCCCACCCTCTTTCGTTGGGTGGATCACTACGATAACCAGAACATTGTTCGTTTGCGCAAATCGCTTGAGTTTCTTGATCGCCTTGCCGGTGTATTCCGTCAGGCTCTCGCCGCTCTTCCGGTTGTGCTCCATCTCGTTCCACGGGTCGATCAACAGAACATTGGTGCCGTCCCTGATTACGGCGTCCTGAGCACACTCCAGCACCCAGTCGATCGTGGTCTCGTCTTCCGACTTCATCGAATCGTTGTAGATGAACGTGAACTTCTCATTGATGAACCGATCGGCATCGTCCCATTCCGCCCGGCTCATATGCTCTTTGCCTACATACGCCATTTGCAGCAGACGATAGACTG